AGGGTAAGCGAACCATCCCCCTACTATGTCGCTGATATCCATATTTATGTCCTTGTTGGACATATAGTCGAAAAACTGACTCCCGGAATAGGTGGGAATATAGGTACTCCCGGTATCTACCCATTGGGGAGAGTTTTGATAAGGTCCGGTATAGGTCCAGCTTACTCCGTTTCTAGATTCTGGTACTTGTGCAAATTGTCCTGTACCCATTGCCCATGACTGAGAAAGAGCATAAGCGTCTAGAGAGTAAGTTGTGCTTAAGTTTTGTGCAGAAGCTAGATACAGTTTTAAGTTAGCTTTCCATGATCCGCTTGTAGAAGAAGATGCGAAAGCCTCTAGTTTGGTTACATCTGCTGCGGAAAACTGAATAAGTGCTCTTCTAATATCTTTATCAGGAAAATAATATTCACTAGTATCATAGTTACTATTTGCAGCTAGATCGTATGTGTAATAGGGATTATTTGCAAGCGGGTCTCTAAACAAAAATCTAGTTCCATCTTGAGAATTTTTTGCTGATACTTCTAAAATAGGGTCTCGACCCGTATTCTTAGACGGATATCTCGAATATATTGTTGCGTCAGCTGATGCAAATATTTGATATACTGCCATAGGTTAGAATGTTACTACACGTCCTTGAATGTCTAAATCTGGATATTTAACTTCAAAGATACAAGGATCTAGAGAAGGATAAATAATTCCGTTTAGTGTTGCTCCGGGAATGTCATAACTATATTGAGAATAACCTCCACTAACTCCTGAAATGTTGCTAATAGTGACTTTCTGAACTGTCTGAACTCCTGCGATCTGATCTAGTTGAGTATAGATTTCTGATAAGATAATAGGTTGGTTTATTTGCCAATTTTCTCTAGCAAAGAAGCCTTTTAACAAAACTAAACACGCAGCAATTACATCTCTTGACGTATAGTTGGGTCTAATAACAATATCAAAATTGACTTTTATATTTACTATGTAGGCCGGTTTTAAGATAATAGTATCTGTCAACATCCTATACTGTTCTAAGTAGGTCTGTATATTACGTAGTAATGCAGGGCCGGGCGTCGTAAACGCTCCGACAACATCATACGTTAATAAGTAAATAGAGGTAGCTAGCGGGTCTCTTTCTCCAGGCTGTCCTACAAGATATTGTGCAAAAGTAGCGACGTCCTTAGTTACGTATGCTTTAGCTACTTGTCCAAACTGAGGTGGCATTCCTAGTATCATCCCTAGGTAATCCTGTTGTGTTACCGCGCGCATCTGGGACGGGAACATTGCTAATGTATTTAACCTTACATCTTCATCTGTGTCTCCGTCTCCACCGCCTATGGCGCGTGTTTCATTATTCGTAGCTAACGATGTACGTATAGTTGCGGCTACCCCTGAATTGACAGGGTTAGGAAATACTACGCTTGATGTAACGATCTGATTAAGTTCGTTTACTCCAGCATTAGATATAGCACCGCCTCCTACTAGATACTGTACTGTAAGAGTAGTATTATAGGGGGCTACTCCGTAAGAGTCGTTTGTTACGAAGTTAGTAGGATCGTATGCGGTATTTAGCATATCGATACCATTTAATGTTCCAATGCCTACGTTAAAGGGGTTTGGAACTGAGCCTGATATCGCTTGTATACCTGCGCCGAATTCTAATTGTAGTATGTTAGGGGCTACAAATCTTGATACGAATCTAAACGGTACATCTATTCTTTCGAGAATATACGGGACTTGGTTTGCTTCTTGATAGAGTTGAGGGTATGCAGCGGCTGTATTAGCTACTGGTTTCAGAATATAGTCTTGGGCAAGATACGGAACTTCATACCATCTGTATCCTGTAGTTTGATCGGTTACAGATAATATTTCAATAATATTCTCGTCTAGTATATTACGAATAGCGAATCTTTCTAAAGCCCCGAAACTTATATTTACGGACTTTATTTGACCGGAAATGGCTTGAGTTTGTTTTTTGAGCAGGTAAGTGTTAGCATTACCGCCTACAGTTGTATATACTGTCGTTTCTGTTGGATCTATAGAAGAAGATAGGTTAAAATTTATTCTGTTAGGGCAGTAAAAAAATACATTAGGATTAGCGCTAGACTTTACTCGCATTCCTTCCTCTACTATCATTGCGTAATTAAAGTCGGGATCGTAGTTTGATCCTGAAGCAGGAATCTGTTGGTAAACGTCTAGTGTAACTATAGCCGCAGAGGTTACTTTTGGTCTATAGCCTAGCATGTAGGCGAGGGCAAAAATATTATTCGTTTGCTTAGCGTACTCTAGGAATGTTTCCTGTACTTGATTATCTAAGTAAAATGATAGAACATCTCCTACATAAGATGCCATATCAATAAACATAGTACCTGGAGAGGATGTTGAGAAGTCGTTGTAAGAGGTGGGATAGTATGTTCTTGCATACTGTACCAACGCGTTCTTAAACGTTGTAAAGTCTTTATTTAGATATGTAATATTTTTATTAGCCATTTAGATTATGTTAAGCTGATTACTATTTCATCTGAAGCGCCAGTACTGTTTATAGTATATGAAAATTGTACTAGTAGTTCGTTCTTATTAGGGTCTCCGCCAAACGAGAGATTTGTAATAACAACATTGGGAAAGTAAGTCTGTATCCCTGTCCGTATCAAAACATCCAATTCGTCGAGAGTGGTGTCAGTTATTTGTTCAAAAAGCTTACTTCTAATGTTGGCTCCAAAATTAGCGTTGAAAATCCTCTCACGTCGATTTGTTAATAGAAAATTTATAATGTTGTACTTTAGCTGTTCTCTTGTACTATATACAGTCGTGAAGACTGCTTTTGGATTACTAAACGGCAGAGCGACTCCAATACCAGTCGAAGGTCTTCTATCTAAAACATTTACATTTATTAGATTGTATGCCATTATACTTCTCCGTTAGCTTTCATTTTTGCCATAATACCCGAAAAGTCCGGAACTGCATTTATTTCAATCGCGTCTAAGTTAGAGCTAGGTCTTGCTGAAGCGAACATTCCGTCTATGCCATCAACTACAGGAACCTCTACCGGTGCTGATGTCCCTCCAAATCCTTCAAAATCTTTCGCTGTCATAGTCATAGCGGTTTCTGCAAGTAGGCTATTCAGAGGGTTATTAGGTCCGAGAGTAGGTGGAACCAGTCTAGGTGCCTGTCTATTTAAGGTTCCAAGTACAGGGGCTTTCGGCTTAACTGCTTCTGTCACAAGGGATTGCGATTTGTTTGCCATAACAGCCTCTTTAAGGATTCCAGCTAGTTCTTCTTGGAAGACTGCTTTTACCTCTTCTCTAATGATTTTTCTAAGTATATCTAGTTTTGCCATATGTAATAAATATGTTTAACTGAATAATTTATATTTATCCTCCACGTTGGAGCTCTAGAATTCTTCTATTTGCGGCAACGATCTTGCTTCTTCTATCTGCAGCTACGGCTACTCCGGCAGGACCTTGGGTGAGTGCTAATGCTAATTGAACTTGCCATTCTTTGATTTTATCTCGTAAGTTTGCAATTTCTAACTGGTTGGCCTGCTGAAGTTGAGAATTTGCAGTTCGTGTAAATTGTCCTGTAGTGTCAGTCTTGCGTATTTGAGCAGCAGATTCTCTGTAGTTTTGTGCTAGCTGCTGCCTTGTTCTCTGTCTAAGTCTTCTACCTCCTTTTAGATTATTTATAAAAGCATTTAATCCTAATCCTTCATTTTCATTTAAATTATCAGGGGGGTCTATTTGAGCGGGATTGATAGTAAGATCCTCATCTACTATGTCGTTGTTCTCTAAGAAGTTATAGGACTGGCTTAGTACAGATGCGAGTTCAGGGTCTAAGGTTACCCTACCTACAAGTCCTTGGGCTACTAGTTTTTGTTTAACCTCTCCTATTATAACTTGAGGATCTGTAGCAAAAGTAAGGTCGGTTCCTACAACTATATTACCTCTTTCATCTAAAGCTACCCCTCTTCTACGTAAGTTTATAATAGAGGGATCTACGACTTGCTCATCAATAATTCGAATTTGATACTTACCAAAAACGGCCGAGTCAGGGTCGTTTTTAGAATCGTAATCGATAACATAGGTTGCAGTCCTAGTCAAGAGTGCATTAAGGCTTTCCCGAGTTGCCTGGAGCTCTACTAGTATATCAGAGTCTTTAAAAGCGTCACAGGCTTGAAGATTAAGTAAGATAGTGTCTAGTCTTCTTAAAAGTTCCGTAGTATTTGCTACTACATACTTTATAAAGCTTACAGCTACACTAAGGAGTCCATTAATCGATTTTAACGTTCTTGTAACTCCATCTGTTTCTGCTTTTGCTGCATCTTTAGCATCTTGAATTTTAGTTTGAGCGCCCGCTGTACTGAACAGTAACGGTATTGGTATGATACCGAAAAAATAAAATATAAATTTGAATACTTTTATAAAAACAATACATAGCTTAATAATAAACTGTCCTGTTTGTATGATTTTTTCTACTTTTTGAGCCATTAAAATAAATGACCTCAAAGAATTGTTGACTTGCTTTAACGTCGGGACGATTTTAGTTATATCTATGAACTCGCTTAGCTTTTGAACCTCCCCTCTTATATCTAAACCTACTATGTTGGCTGCAGCTCCGGCTATGTTCCTCAACTGTAGATTTTGAACAGTTACACATACTGCCCTGAGTTTATCTACTTTATTTTGTAGGGCTATTAACTCCGGTGTTGTTATTTGATTATAGTCTGCATACCGGTTTACGTTTCCTAAGAAATCATTAATAAAGTTCAAATTTGTTCCCAGGCCTGGAACGGCTCTTAGAAGTTGTGCGTCTTGAGCTGTAAAGATAGATCCCGTACCTGTTGTAGTTAAACTAAAGATCTCTCCAATGTTCTTTAACAGGTAGTACATGTTGTAAGATGATACTTTTGTACCACCTTCTTTCGGAGCGTTGGACTGTGATACTGCCTGT